GGCCGCCCGTGAGGCGGAAGAGCAGGCAGAGCGCGACAAGGCAGAGCAGGAGGCCCGCGAGGCTGAAGCTACGGCCAAGCGTGAAGCCGAAGAGAAGGCCGCCCGTGAGGCGGAAGAGCAGGCACAGGCGGCCACTGATCGGGCTGCTTCCGAAAACCGTCTGCCCGAAAGCATGGCGGTCACCAACCCTGCTCCGGCCACTGAAATGGAGAGCCCCAGCGGCGCCTTCATCGAGCCGGAAATCAAGCAGGCGCTTCCGACCGATCATCCTGCGATCGACAACAACCCGCGCGCCGGCACATCGGCGGTGCAGAACGGCGGCGACTTCAACGATCCCCGCCGTGTGCACCCGTCGGATCCCGGCTTCGTGGGTCAGGGCCTAGACCTCAGCGTCTATGGCACTCAGACCAAGTCCGAGGACTAAGACCATGGGCAATGTCGTCATCGCCACTCTCGGCCCGCTCTACTCCATCGACGAGGTGAAGCAGCACCTGCGCGTCGAGGGCGACGATGACGACACGCTCATCGAGGCCATGATGGATGCTGCGGAACAGCAGGTGCTTCAGTACTGCAACATCTCCCTGGTCCCGTATGGGAAGGAAGCGACGTTTAAAGTCGCGGCGCTCATGGCCATCTCGGCCATGTACGACAATCGATCAGGCGCGGAAGAAGCCACTCTTCCAGGCTCGGCCAAGTCGCTGATCAATCCTTACCGTTGGCTGCGTGTCTGATGCAGGCGGGGAAGCTAGACCGCCGCATCACCTTCCAGCGGTACGGTAGCACGGTCAACGAGTGGAACGAGCCAATCACCGGATGGACAGAACTCGGCAAGCGCTGGGCATCCAAGGAAGATGTGAGCGATGGTGAGAAGGTCAGGGCCGCCCAGGTCGGCGCCTCTGTCACCACTCGCTTCCGCGTCCGCTATGACCCACTGACCAGCACATTAACCGCCGCCGACCGCCTGGTTTGCGATGGCGTTGAATACCAGATCAGCGGCACGAAGGAAGGCGACGGTCGGCGCCGGGAGATCGAAATTACCGCGGCCCGGTCCAACGACAACCTGGTGTCATCGGAAGTGACGGCACCGTGAAAACTACCGTGAAAGTGGAGGGTCTGCGCGAGCTTGATCAGGCTCTTTCGCAATTCACACCAACGAAGCGCCGGGCAATCGGTCGTGTCGCGCTGGACAACGCTGGAGAGATCGTCGCCCGCGCCGCTCGGGCAAAGGTGCCGGTCAATACCGGCGGGCTGCGGGAGTCTATCGACGTTTCTGGCACCCTGTCTCGATCTCAGAAAACGCAGCACACCAAGCAGGCGGAACAAGAGCGTTTCATCGGGCCTGACAATCGGCCCGCTGCACATATCCAAGAATTTGGCGGCAATGGCGCGCCGCCTCAACCCTATCTTCGCCCAGCATGGGACGAGATGAAAGACGAAGTCCTCCAGCGCATCCAAGACGAACTGATTGTCGGGATTGAGAAGGCAGTGCAGTCGGCGGCGCGGCGCGCAGCAAGAGGTAAGTGATGCAGCAAGTCCTCGCCAACCTGCTCCTTGCCCACGCGCCGCTCAAGACGCTGATAGACACACGCATCCACTGGGACACAATGCCCCAAGGTGCGCCACTCTCCAGCGTGGTGATGTTTGTTGTCTCAGGCGTGACCGACTACACGATGAGCGGTGCATCGGGCTACGTCATGACCCGCGTGCAATTCGATGCGCGGGGCAACAGCGCCGCTTCTGCCCGCGCGGTAGCCAATGCTTTGCGAGATCAGCTTTCGGGCTTTCGTGGGGTCTATAGCGGCTTCCGCTTCCAGGGCTGCTTTGAGCAAGGGCAGCGCACTCGCTTTGACAAAGACGGCAACGTGAACTGGTTCACAGACAGCCGCGACTACGAGATCCATTGGGCTCCGGCCTGATCTAGCCCAAGCGCGCCGTGGGCTGGCGCTTTATCTCATCGGAGAACCACCATGACTGCAGCCGCTATCGGCTACGGCAGCACGTACCGCATTTGGGACGCATCGCTGCAGACCCCTGCCTTTGTCGAGGTGGCAGAGGTCATCAACATTACTCCCCCGGGCGGCACGTCGGATCGCATCGACGCCACGCACATGAAGAGCCCTGGACGTCGCCGCGAATATATCTCCGGCCTGATCGATTCCGGCGAAGCCAGCTTCGAGATCAACTGGGTGCCTGGCGGACCGACCGACGAACTGATCCGCTCGCTCCAGACCTCCGGCGCCGTGGTGCAGCACCAGATCGAGTTCGCCAATGGCGTCACCGTCACCTTCGATGCCGCGATCACCGGCTACGAAAAGACGCTGCCGATCGATGACCGCATGACGGCCACCATCACTGTCGCGCCGTCGGGCGATGAAGTCTGGGAAGAGGCATAATGGCAAACGCTATGCGCGCCGAAGCACAGGTGGCCGTTGCGGCCGGCACCTTCACCTTGGCCTACTCCCTCAACGCCCTATCGGCCATCAAGGCGGCGCGCCCAGACGTGCCGCTCAATGACCTTCTGGCTGGGCTTGAGGGTAAGGGCGCTGATGCCGTCGACGACATTGCCCTTCTGATCTGGGCAGGACTGCTCAAGCACCACAGCGGCATGTCGATCGAAGCCGTTGGCGATCTGGTTGAGGTGCCGGATCTTCCGCTCTGGTCGGCTGCCATCGGCAAGGCCATGGGCGGCGGCGCACCGGAGGCGAAAGACACCTCGGGCCCTCAGAAGGCAGCAGCGACGAACTAGATTTCGCCAAGCTGCTGCGAACATGGGTTGAGCTCGGACAGTCGCCGGTTACGTTCTGGGATCTGTCGTTTCGCGAATACCAACTGGCAGTTGAAGGGCTGGCTGCAGCCCGCAAGCGCCACATTGATGATCTGGTCTTCTTGGCGCACCAGACCGCGTCGCTCACCGCCTTCGCCTATCACCAGCCCAAGAAGCTGCCGAAGCTCGACACGCTTCTGCAGCCCGATCAGAAGCCGCGCCGGGGACAAACCCCCGACGAGCAGATCGCCGTCTTCAAATCCATCATGTCCAATCGAAAGAGGTAAGCAATGGCCGCTGTGATCGGTGCCCTTCGCGTCAACCTCGGCTTGAACTCTGCCGAGTTCGAGCAGGGCATGAAGAAGGCCCAGGGCGCGCTGGGTGGCATCAGCAAGGCGTTTGCTGCACTAGGCGGCATTGGCCTGTTCGCTGGCTTTGCTGCTGGTGTGGGAGCAGCTGTGGGCCGCATTGAAGAGATGCGCAAGCTCACAGCGCAACTCGACAAGGCTCTGGCTAATACCGGCAACACGGCGAACACCAGCGCAAGCGAGGTCGAGAAGTTCGCCGATCGGCTCGAGCGCGCAACTGGCCGCGCCGCTGAAGAGGTGGTGGCCGTTTCCACCAACCTCGCCACCTTCGGCTTCAGCCGCGAGGTATTCTATGACGCGATTAAGCTGGCAGACGACATGTCAGCGGCCTGGGGGGGCGACCTCAAGCAGAACGCTGAGGGCTTGGCCCGCGCACTAGCAGACCCAGAAAAGGGTCTGGCCATGCTCACCAAGCGCGGCATCACCTTCACCGACCAGCAGAAGGCGATGATCGCCAGCTTCATGCAGGCGAACAATCTCCTCGGCGCGCAGGGCGTCGTCATGGATGCGCTCAATGAGCAGGTAAAGGGTGTGGCAGAAGCCGGGTTCGGCGGGCTCACCAAGGCGCAGGCGAACGCCACCCTGGCGCTCGAAAGCTTCTTCGAAACAGTGGCCAACTCGCTCGGCGTCAACATGGGTCTCGAAATGGGCCTTGTTGCCGTCGCTGCGGCGCTGGACTTCGTCACCGCCAACATCGACGTTCTGGCACGCGGCGCCGCTGTCGCTGGTTCTGCAATTGCAGTCGCTCTTGGCCCATCAATCTGGGCTGCCGTATCGTCTGCCGCTGTCGCCATGTCGACCACCGTTGTGACTGCCATTCGCGCCATTGGGGTTGCCATTGCGGCGAACCCGATCGGCCTGATCATCACGGCGCTTGCTGCTGCTGTCACTGCCGCATTCCTGTTCCGAGACGAGATCAAGCAGGCCATCGGCATTGATTTTGTCGGCATCGTGGGTGGCGCTGTAAACACAGTCATCGGCGCGTTCGTGGGTGCTTTCGAGGCCATCAGAGCCACATGGTCGGCACTGCCTGCGGCAATGGGCGACATAATCATCCGGACTGCCAACGCCATCGTCAAAGGTATCGAAGGGGCCATAAACAAAGCCACCGACCTGATGAATACGTTTATCGGCGGGGTGAATGAGAAACTCGGTGCCATTGGCGTGAACATTGCCACCGTTGGTAAGGTGGAGTTTGCCGGGTTCGCAAACCCCTTCGAGGGAGCATCTGCGGACGTGGGCGCTATGGCAACCGCAGCGTTTAGCGGCGCTCAGGCAGATTATATCGGCCAGATCGGCGCCGCTTTTGGCGGCGTTGGCGATATGGCAGCAGGCGCCACTTCTGACATCGCGGCGCTTGCTGATGGCCTGGGCGGTGGTGGAGGCGATGGCGATTCTGGTG